TCGTTCGTCGCGCTCTACCTCGGCCTGCACCACGCCGAGACGTTCCCGATGAGTGAGAAAGACGCCAACACGGTTGTATCCCGGATGGTCGGTGATCCATACGTCGATCACTTCGAGCCGGTGACCGGGGTCGACTTCTGGTTCGCCGACAACGGCACAGCCACCAGCAGGCCGAACGTTGTCGCCAGCCACGTCCTGCTCACGCTGTTGCACGCGGTGGCCGATGGCGACTACGCGGCCAGCGACGACGACCGCGAACACGCCCGCGCGCTGCTCGACAGCAACGGGTTCATCCCACTCTTCGGTCCGTGCCTCGTCACGGGCGTCAACGAAGCGGGCGACGATCCAGGCCCGCTCGGCGAAGCGTTCTGGCCTTGGTTCTTCCGGTACACAGAACAACTTCAAACCGACCAGATCGCGCACCAGGTGGCGGAAACGATCCGCGAACTGGGAATCCCGCTCGATGCCATCCAACGTATCGTGATCATCGGGGAATGACATACCGGCTGCCCCGGCTCCCGCGCGGAGCCGGGGCACCGGGCACACTGAACCCCCTTGGGAAGGGAGGCTCAGCCGTGATCCCCGCCGGACACGCGGCCGTGGACATCGCCGGTATCGCCGAGCTGCACGGCCTGACCCTGCGCCAGGCCCGCACCCGCCGCCCGTGGAGCCAGCCGGGACACCCCTCGCCGCTCACCCGAGGCCGACCCGCTCGCGGGCGCCCTCAACTATGGGACCGCGACCAGGCCGCCGCCTACGCGCGCGGCGAACCCATCCCGCCCTTGCCCAGCCCCGGAGACCCGCTCGACCTGCTCGACGTCACCGAGGCCGCCGAACTCGTCGGGCTCACCGTCGCCACCTGGACGCGTTACGAGACCTACGAGCGCGCCCGCACCCGCCCACCCGACGAGCAACCGATCGTGCCGCCGCCGGACACAACCGTGTGCGACGTCGCGCACTGGCACCGCCGCACCGTCGAGTCCTACCGCGACGACCGCGCCGCACGCGCGGGCACATCGCGCGGCGGACGGCCCGCCGGAACCACCGAGCACATCCCGCGCGCCGAACTCGGCCCCCGCGTGGCGGAACTGCTCGACCAGGCCCGCCGCGACGGCGAGACCCTGACCACGGCCGAGATCGCCCGGCAGCTTGGCGTGAGCTACCGAGCCGCCCTGACTCACGTCCACCGACACGCCGACACGCCGCGATCCACGGGGTAGTTGCGCCCGACCAGCACCGAACGTAATCTGACCAACAGTGGTGATCTCTGCCCCTCGCAGATCCCACTCAGCAACGGTCGAGAGCCCGGCACCCACCCCCCTCGGTGCCGGGCTCTCCCGTGTGTCCACACCCGACCTCGGTCGGGGGTGCCGGTCGGTGCCAGCGTCACGACCATGGGCGGGCAGCACCCGCGCTCGCCGTCTCCCGCCTGACTGGCCCGCTCGCCGCGCCCGCATCCTCGCCCGCGACCCGCTGTGCCGCATCTGCGGCGCGCACCCCTCGACCGACGCCGACCACATCTTCCCTGGCGACGACCACCGCGACGCCAACCTGCAAGGCGTCTGCGCCCAGTGCCACCGCGTCAAGAGCGCCAGCGAAGGCGGCCGAGCCGCCGCCGCACGCCTTCCCCGCCGTGTCCGGCCCGTCGAGCCACATCCCGGACTCCTGCCCGAACCTCACCCCAAGGACAGCCCTTGATCAACGATCTTCCCCGCCGCTTCCACCTTCAGCGCGACACCGACCACACCGGAGCATCCGGCACGGGGCGCGTCGCCGACGGCGTGCAGTGGCCCGACGGCACCGTCACCGTCCGCTGGATTCACGCCCACGCATCCACCGTGCAGTGGGACAGCATCCACGACGCGATCACCGTTCACGGTCACGACGGCTCGACCCGGATCGAGTGGGACGACTGACCCACGGCGGGTGACCCCGCCCCCGGCTCGCCGCGCGACCGGTACGTCATAGCGGCTCGCGGTCTGTACGAAACTCCCACGACCCAGCGCCACCCACCGCGCACCTCCCGCCCACGAGGCTGCGCGGCGATGCCGCGCGCCCGCATCCGTTGACACGAAAGCGAAGCCATGCCGCACACCCGCGAAAAGGCCACCAGACCCGACCCCGAGGACGAGACATTCCAGCCCGTCACCGAGGTGGCCCGTCTCGACCTGCTCAAGCCGCGCCCGTGCCAGCGCTGCGGCTACGACACCGCCAACGACCCGGACAAACCCAGAAGGCGGTGATCCCAGCGGATACCTTCCACGTCGCCCCCTGCACCCGCCGCGCCGCTGCGCACGCCGTGATGAGCTGGCACTACAGCCGCCGGATGCCGGTCGGCAAACTCGCCACGTTCGGCCTGTGGGAACACGACGAGTTCACCGGCAGCATCATCTACGGGCGCGGAGCCACCCCGCGCATGGGTGACCAATTCGGGCTGAGTCAAACCGAGTGCGTCGAGCTGGTGCGCGTCGCGCTCGACGGGCACGACACCCCGGTCACTCAAGTTGTCGCCGCGACGCTGCGGCAACTGCGTGCCGCGTGCCCCGGCCTGCGGCTGATCGTGTCCTACGCGGACACCGGCCAGGGTCACCACGGCGGCATCTACCAGGCCGGGAACTGGATCTACACAGGCAATACCGGCGAGAGCAACGCCTACTACCTGATCAACGGCGAGAAGGTCCACGGCCGGTCGCTGTCCAGTCTCACCAAGGGCAAGAAACTGCCGGGGGAAACCGGCATCGACTACGTGCGCCGCACCATCGACCCGACCGCGCACCGCCTCCAGACCGTGCCGACGAAGCACCGCTACATCTACCCGCTCAGTCGCGTGACCCGCCGCCGCCTGGCACATCTCGCCCAGCCCTACCCCGCGCGGCGGGCCGCGCCCGACCAGCGCGAGCCCGCCGAGCGGAACTCCTGACCCACTCGCAGGGAAGGGGAACTCGTGCCGCTCACCGGGCGCCCGCCCTCGGACAACCCGCGCAACCGCAACGCCAAGACCTACGACTGGTCACCCATCGAGAACACGGCCTACGCCGGGCCATCGCCGGACCTGCCCCCGAAGGGCGGGCGGCAACGGTGGCACCGGGAAACCATGGCGTGGTGGGACGCAGTGCGGCGGATGCCGCACTGCCGGTTGTGGGCCGAGACGGACTGGCGGTTCGCCATCGAGACAGCCGTCCTGGTGGAAGAGTTCTGGCGCGGTGAGGTCGGCCGCGCCGCCGAGCTGCGGCTGCGCTCGGCCAAGCTCGGCCTGACGCATGAGGACCGGCTCAAGCTGCGCATCCGCTACGTCAACCCGGCAAGCGACGGCGACGCTGCGGTCGTGGCAGACACCCCGGCCGCCGTGGCACGGCTGGATGACCGGCGGCGGAGGTTGGGCGGCGGTGCCTCGTGAACTCGTCCACGCTCCCGGCCACGACCGCAACCGCTCCCTCGGGTGGCTGGCCGCCGCCTGGATCGAGCACTTCACCGTCCACGGACCCGGTGACGTGCAGGGCGAGCCGGTCGAGCTGGACGACGAGTTCGCCGGGTTCCTGGTCGACGCCTACGCCCTCGGCCCGGACGGGCGACGCCTGTACAGCCGGGCCGCCCTGGTGCGGCCCAAGGGGCGCGCGAAGTCTGAACTCGCCGGGTTCGTCGGCCTGTTCGATGCGCTCGGCCCGTCCCGGTTCGCCGGGTGGGCGCGCGGCGGCGAGGTGTACCGGTGGCAGGACTTCCGCTACGTGTACTCGCCGGGTGAGCCGATGGGCCGACCGCTGGTGTACCCGTTCATCCGGTGCCTGGCGACCGAGGAAACCCAGACCGGCAACACCTACGACGTCATCCACTTCAACCTTGAACACGGCCCGCTCGGTGACGATCTTCCCGGCGACGCGGTCGGTCTGACTCGCGTCCTGCTCGGCGACGGCGGCCAGATCATCCCGTCCACCGCCAGTTCGTCGGCCAAGGACGGCGGCAAGGAATCGCTGGCGATCTTCGACGAGCCGCACCTGTACATCACGCCCGAGCTGCGGCGCATGTTCAAGACGGTGGATCGGAACTTGCGGAAGCGCCGCGATGCCGAACCGTGGGCGCTGCTCACGTCCACCATGTACCAACCTGGCGAGGACTCGGTGCTCGAAGCCGTCGACCGGCAGGCGCAAGCGATCCGGGAAGGCCGGGCGCGAGCGTCGCGGCTGCTGTGGGACCACCGCGAAGCCCCCGCCGAAGTCGACCTCACCGACCTCGACGCAGTAGTCGCCGCACTGGCCGAGGCATACGGCCCCGCCGCCGCCTGGATGGACCTTCCCGGCATCGTGCGCGACGAGTTCTGGGACATCACCAAGGACACCAGCGACAGCCGCCGCTACTTCTTCAACCAGCGCACTGCCGCCGCGACAAGCTGGTGTTCGGCACCGGAGTTTGACGCCTGCCACCGGCCTGACGCCGCGCCGTTGGTCGAGCGCGCCGAGGTTGTGCTGTTCTTCGACGGCAGCGCGGGCGACGACGCGACCGCGCTTGTCGCTGTCCGCCTGGACGACGGGCATTCCGCGGTGCTGCATTGCCAGGAACGGCCACCCGGCCAGCAGGGCAAGACGTGGCGGGTGGACAAGGCCGCCGCCGATCTCGCGGTCCGGCGCGCGTTCGAGCGGTTCGACGTGCTCGGGTTCTTCGCCGACGTCCGCGAGTTCGAGAGCTACGTCGATGCGTGGGCGCTGGAGTTCCGCGACCGGCTGCTGATCGACGCCACCACCGGCAAGCACCGCCACGCCGTCGCGTTCGACATGCGCGTCCGGGTCGCGGAGTTCACCTCCGCCGCTGAACGCGCGCTGGCCGACATCCGGCAGAAGACCATGTCCCATGACGGCGATCTCCGGCTGCGGCGGCATGTTCTCAACGCCCGCCGCGCGCCGAACCGGTACGGGGTGTCGATCGCCAAGGCGGGCCGCGAGAGCCCACACAAGATCGACATCGCCGTGTGCCTGATCGGCGCACGGATGGTCCGCCGCCTGGTCCTGGCGTCGGAGAAGTACCAGCGCCGCAAGCGTCGCGACCGCCGAGTCGTGGTTCTCCGGTAGCTCGTCCACAGTCTTGCGCTGGTGGTGTAGTGGCAACACACCCACCTACCCGGTGGGGGTCGTCGGTTCGATTCCGCGCCCAGCGCTCCAACTCCCCAGCCCGGTCGCCCCCACTTGGAGGTGACACCGTGGCTGATCTCGACATTCTCCAGTCCCTGCGCCGTCGCCTGGGCTCGACCTCCGGGCGGGTCCGGCGCTGGGACGCCTACTACGACGGCGCCCAGCGGCTCGCCGCACTCGGGCTCGGGTTGCCGCCGGAGATGCGCCGCCTTCAGGTGGTCGTCAACTGGCCGCGCCTGGTGGTAGACAGCTTGGAAGAAAGGTTGGACCTGGAGGGCTTCCGGCTGGCCGGGTCCGCCGACACCGACGAGCGGCTGTGGGGGTGGTGGCAGGCAAACAACCTCGACGACGAGAGCAGCCTTGCCCATCTCGAAGCCCTGGTGTCCGGCCGCGCGTTTCTGACGGTCGGCCCCGGCGACGACGGCTCCGACACTCCGGTGATCACCCCGGAGTCGGCGCGGTCGATGGTCGCCGACATCGACCCCCGCACCCGCGCCGTGCGCTCTGCCCTGCGGCTCTACACCTCGGCGAACGCCGAGCGGGGCGCGCTGTCGGCGACGCTGTACTTGCCCGAGCGCACCGTGTTCTACGAGCGCGGCCCGACCGCGTGGCGCGCGGTGGACGTGATCGACCACCAGCTCGGCACAGTGCCCGTCGTGCCGTTGATCAACCGCGCGCGGCTCGCCGACCGGGACGGCCGCTCGGAGATGGCCGACGTGATCGGCTTGACCGACGCCGCTTGCCGCACCCTGACCAACCTGCAAGGCGCGCAAGAACTTCTTGCCGTGCCTCAGCGGTACGTCCTCGGCGCATCGCGTGAGGACTTCGTTGACGAGCACGGCAAACCCGTGCCCGCCTGGGAGGCGTACATCGGGCGCATCCTCGCCCTGGGCAACGAGGACGCCAAGGTCGGGCAGTTCAGCGCGGCGGACCTGCGCAACTTCACCGAGGTCATCAACGCCTACGCCCGCCTCGTCTCGGCGCTGTCCGGGTTGCCGCCGCACTTCCTCGGCCTGGTCTCGGAAAATCCCGCCAGCGCCGACGCGATCCGATCAGCGGAGGCCCGGTTGGTCAAGCGGGCCGAGCGCCGCGCCCGCGCGTTCTCCGGCGCGTGGGAGCAGGCGATGCGGCTCGGGATGCTCATCGCGGACGGTGTGCTGCCGCCGGAGTCCACCCGACTGGAGGCCGTGTGGCGCGATCCGTCCACTCCGACCTACGCCGCCAAGGCCGACGCGGTCAGCAAGCTGGTCGCGGCGGGCATCCTCCCGGTGTCGATCGCGTGGGAAGAACTCGGCTACTCCGCCGAGAAACGCCGCAAGCTCGCCGACGCCTCCGGCGACGACCCACTGTCCCGGCTCATGGCCACGATCGGCGCACCCCCGGCCGGGACATCAGGCCAGGGGGTGTCCGAGTGAGGCTCGACGAGTTCCGCCGCGCCCAGGACTCGATCACCCGGTCGGTGGTGACGGCCGCCGTGGCGCTGCTGCGCACGCTGGTGGGCCGACCACCGACACCAGAGGTGTGGCGGTTGCTGCTCGGCGCGCTGTTCCCCACCGTGGTGCAGGGCAGGCAGGCATCGTTCGAGTTGGCAGTGCGGTTCTACCTGACCCAACGCGCCGAGCACACCGATCGGCCAGCGCCGCAACTCACGCCGCCGCCTTACGAGCTGCCCGCGCTCGACCACACCATGACCCGCACCGCCCGCGCTCGACTCGCCGACCCTGCCACCGCACGCGCCGCGATCAGCGACACGGCTGGGGCGCTCGCGCGGCACGTCGAGCAATCCGGCCGCGACACCGTGATCACCGCGACCCGGCTCGATCCGGTGGCCCTGGGCTGGGCACGGGTGCCGACCGGACGCGAGACGTGCGCGTTCTGCTGGATGCTCGCATCCCGAGGCCCCGTCTACGGCACCGCCGAGTCCGCAGGCGACATGACCACCTGGCACGACCGTTGCGACTGCCAAACCGTGCCCGTGTTCCGCCGCGACGACTGGGACGGCCGCGCGGGTTTCCTTGCTGCTCAACAGCTCTGGCGTGATGCCACCACCGGCTACTCCGGGCGCGACGCGCTCAACGCCTTCCGCCGCGCCCTGACCGACTCGCCCCCGCACCTGGCCGCGAACGACGACACCAACGCCGCCTGACGACCTCTTCGCCCGCGCTCCGGCGGTCCATTCCTCACCCCGTTCACCACCGGTCCCCGGCGGACCAGCCACTCACGCACGCCCCTGGAGGGCCAACCCATGTCATCCACCGAACCCAGCCCCGACCCGATAGCCACCCAGCAGACCGACGACACCTCGACCACCGACAGCGGCACCGCGCCCGTGACGGCCGGATCGCTCGACGAACTGCCGGACTGGGCCCAGACCGAGATCCGCCGCGCCCGCACCGAAGCGTCGAAGTACCGCCGCGAGCGCAACACCGCACAGAAAGCCTTGCAGGACAAGGACACCACGACCGGAGACCAGGAGTCCCGGAACGAAGTGGACCGACTCGCGGGCGAACTGGACACAGCGCGGCTCGACGCCGCCAAACTACGCGCCGCACTCGCCGCCAAGGTGCCACCCGCCTACGTCGCCGACTTCGCCTCCCGCCTGGTCGGCACCACCGAGGACGAGTTGGCCGCCGACGCCGTGCGGCTGCGCGAACTGCTCGGCCTGCCCGACCCCGACCGCAAACGCCCCGACCCCTCCCAGGGCGCCGGACTCGACGACGGCACCACGGCCAGCTCCCCGGCCGAGGCATTCGCCGCGTTCGTCCAGGACCGCCTCAACTAACCGACTCTCACTGTCCACATTGGAGTGATGCGCTATCGCACCGACCACTCTGGCCAACGTCCCCGAGCAGATTCTGCCGCGCGAGGTCACCGGCCCCATTTTCGACAAGGCCCAGGAGCGCTCCGTGGTGATGCGTCTGGGCGGCACCGTTCCCGTGACGCTGGGCGAGACGTCGATCCCCACGACCACCAAGCGCCCGGAAGTCGGCGTGGTGGGCGAGGGTGAGGCCAAGCCGGTCTCCGATGTCGGCTACGGCGTGAAGACGTTCAAGCCGGTCAAGATGGCCACCATCGTCGTAGTCAGCGAAGAGTTCGCCCGCGCCAACGTCGGCGGCACCTACGACCAGATCACCGACGACCTCGGGTACGCCATCGGTCGGGGCGCGGACCTGCTCACCCTGCACGGCCGATCCCCGAAGACCGGGAAGTTGGTCGAAGGAAAGGAGTACGTCAACCAGACCAGTAACCGCGTCGTCCTCGGCTCCACCCCGCAGGAGGAAGGCGGCATCGCCGGTGACCTGGTCGCCGGGTACGAGCTGGTCGTCAACGACGACACCAGCGACGAGTTCACCGGCTTCGCCGCAGACTCCCGGCTCCGGCCGACCCTGATCGGCGCGACCGACAAGAACGGCCGCCCGCTGCTCCAGACCGCGACCAACCTCGCCGACCGCATGGACATCGTTCTCGGCCTGCCCACCGGGTACTCACGTGCGGTGTCCGGCCGGATCGGTGCCAGCCCCGACCAGGGCGTGCGCGCGTTCGGCGGTGACTGGTCACTCGTTCGCTACGGCTTCGCCCAGGAAATCACCATCAAGATCAGCACCGAGGCAACCGTCATGATCGACGGCGAACTCGTCTCGCTATGGCAGCACAACCTCGTCGGCCTCCTGGTCGAAGCCACCTACGGCTGGACCATCGGCAACGTCGATGCCTTCGCCGCCTACGAGATCGCCGGAAGCTGACCAGCGGTCACCGCAGACCGGCCACGACCCGATCACCGGACGGGGGTGGGCGAATGCGGGTTGTAGCGCTTATCCATTTCTATCTGCCGCGCCATCGGGCCGGGTCGGAAACGATGCTGCACGCGATGCTCCGCGCCCTGCTCGACGCGGGGCACGAGGCGCACATCGTCGTCACATCCCAGCCCGAAGGCGACGACGACTACGTCACCGAGGGCGTGCAGGTTCACCGGGCGGGCACGGGGGAACGCACCGTGCCCCGCCTGGTGGCCGCACTCCGGCCCGACGTGCTCGTGACGCACCACCAGGAGACACCGCACGCGTCCAAGCTCGGTCGCGATCTCGGCGTGCCGGTCGTGCACGTGATCCACAACCATATGCACCACACGAACCTGTGGCTGCACAAGCGGCCGACGCTGGCTGTGTTCAATACCTTCTGGATCGAGCGGTACTTCTCCGTGCGGCACAAGGGGTTGCGCTCGATCGTCGTGCATCCGCCCGTGTGGGGTCACGAGCACGCCGCCACGCCCGGTGACCGGGTGACGTTGGTGAATCTGAACCGGGACAAGGGATCGGGCGTGTTCTACGAACTCGCGCGCCGGATGCCCGACGTCGCGTTCCTCGGCGTCGTCGGCGGCCACGGCGCACAGATCATCCGCGACGACCTCCCCAACGTCGAGATCCAGCCGCAGACCCCGGACATGCGCGGCGACGTGTGGTCACGAACCCGCGTGCTGCTCATGCCCTCGATCTACGAGTCCTACGGGATGGTCGCCGTCGAGGCAGGTCACTCCGGCATCCCGGTCATCGCCCACCCCACGCCCGGCCTGCTCGAATCCCTGTCCTACGCCGGGACCTACGCCGACCGCGACGACCCCGACACCTGGGAACGGTCGCTGCGCTCGATCCTGCACCCGGACACCTGGGCACCGCTCTCGGCCGTCGCGCGCCGCCGCGCGAGCGAGTCGGACCCGCGCGCCGAACTCGCCGTCTGGGTCGCGGAACTCGAATCCCTTGTCGCACAACACAAGACGGAGAACTGAACCGTGGAACTGATCAACACCATCGGAACTCGCGTGCAGGTCAGCGACGAGCACGCCGACCGCCTGATCGCCGCCGGATACCGGCGACCCGACCGCGAGCCCCAGCACGCCAAGCCCGCGCGCCGCACGACGACCCGAGCCACCCGGACCACGTCGAGGACGCGGCCGGTACCGACGGACGAACCGTGACCTACGCGACCGTCGCCGACGTCGCGGTACGACTCGGCCGCCCGCTCGCCGACCCCGAGCACGAGTTGGCCGCGGTGCTCCTGGGCGACGCCGAGTCCGAGATCCGCGCGCGGCTGCCCGACCTGGACACCCGAGTCGATCGCGGCCGTATCCGACGCGAGTTGGTGGTCAAGGTCGAGGCCAACGCGGTAGTCGGTGTCCTGCGCAATCCCGGCGGCTACACCAGCGAAACGGCGGGCGACTACTCCTACACGATCGACGTGCGCGCCGCCGCCGGATACCTCACCATCCCCGACACCGACTGGGCGCTGCTCGGCGTCACCGCCGGAGCGTTCACCATCACCCCGGTCATGCCCGCGCTCCCGCCGGACCCTCTCGACTGCTGGTGACGGCCGATCGGGGGGTGGCCGTGAGCCTGCTCGACGACGGCCCGGACCTGATCACCGTCTACCCCTCGGTGTGGGCGGCCGACCAGGACGGCAACTACGCCTGGCGCCCTGGCACCGAGGGCATCGTGATTCGGGCGCGGGTGCAGCCGATCAGTTCCGCTGAGCTGGCGCTCAACGGGCAGCAACTCTCAACGCTCGCCCGCGTGATCGCTCGCCGTGTTCCCACCGGGCCGTGGGACCGCATCGACCACGCGGGCGACGTCTGGGACGTCCTCGGCGAACCCGAACAACGCGGCGACAGCCCCGCCACCAGTCACACAACCGTGCTCATCCAAGCCCGAGGGGCGGTGTCCCGTGGCACAGGTCCGGCCTGACGCCGAAGACATCGTCGCCCACCTGCCGGGAGTACGCGCCGCCGTGCGCCAGGCCGCCGACGAGATCGCCGCGCGAGCTCGCGCCAACCTCGCCAAGCACCGCGATACCGGCGACGCGTCGATCGAGGTCGATCGAGGAACCACCGACGCCCACGTGTCGCTCGTCGCCGACGCCGCGCTGTCGATCGAGTTCGGCCACGTCGCACCGGATGGAACGTCGGTGCGTGGCACGCGGGTGCTCCGCGACGCCGCCGAGTTGTAGCGCGTCCCCAGGAACCGGGGTGATCGCGTGCGTCTGCTGCCCTTCGCCGATGGTCTGGTCGTGAGCCTGCTCCGCGCGGCGCTCGGGGAGCCCGTCACCGTCGAGTCGGAGCTGTCCGACCCGTTGCGGCGCATCCCGTATGTGTTCGTCGAGGTCATCGGCGGCGGCGAAATCGACCCAGCACAGTTGGGCGTGCCGCTGGTCGAGATCCAGTGCTATGCGCGCGGGTCGAAGCGCGCGGCGGCCGACTTGTCCGAGCACGTCCGAGCCGCCCTGTACACCGCGTGGGCAGAGCAGACCGTGACCCCGCACGGACATCTGGCGTCGTTCCAGACCGTGACCTACCCGCACGAACTGCGCCTGCCCGGCCAACCGACCGAGGTCTACCGGTTCATCGCGACCTACGCCCTCGGCGTCCGGCCCCCGCGCCGGTAGCTCGCCCTTTCCCTTACTTCGCAAGGCGATACGTGCTCGCGCGGGTCGCCTTCTGTCCTTTGTGGAGGCTTTCTCGTGGCACTCAATGACGGCGCGGTGCTGATTCCCGGCACCGGCCGCGTCTATCTCGCAGCCCCCGGCCAGGCTGCGCCCGTCAACCCGCGCGATCCGGCCGACCCGTGGTCGATCATCGGGCACACCAGCCGCGACAACGGGCTGACGATCAGCCGCGACAACGGCGACAGCGAGGTCAAGGGCACCTGGGAGAACCCCGCCCTGCGCGAACGGCGCGACCCGGCGACATGGGCGATCACCTTCCAGCTTCACCAGGTCGACAACAACACCCTGGAGCTGTTTTTCGGCTCCGGCGACGTGGACACCCCAGGCGTGTTCGGCGTTCAGGGCGTCGCGCCGCCGGTCGAGCGGGCCATGTTCGTCCGCATGATCGACGGCTCGGCCGAGGCCGGTCTGTATCTGCCGCGCGTCTCGATCGGAGCCGACGACGACATCTCCGTGGATGTGGAGAACCTGATGGCGTTCCCGGTCCGCGCGCAGGTGTTGCAGGTGACCGGCTCGAACCTCATGGAGTGGTACGCGCCCGGCCTCGGCGCGATCCCGCCGCCCGCCCCGTGACCGCCCTTCCATCCCCTCGTTTCCGTCCATCCACAGTGGAGGTTTGACCAGTGGCGACCGTGATCGGTCTCGATGAGATCCGCAACGAAGCCGAGAAGCAATTCGGCGACCTGGAGGTCGCTCTGCCCGGCGGGCAAACTGTGCGGCTGCGGCACGCGCTGCGGCTGTCCAAGGCCGACCGGCGCAAGCTCGCCGAGCTGGGCGAGCACATCGGCCGCGTCGCCGAGAACTCGACAGACGAGGACGAACTTCTCGCCACACTCGGCGAAGTCCTGGTGCTCGTCGCCGAAACCAAGGGCAAGGGCCGCGCGCTGCTGGCGGCCGTCAAGGGCGACCTCCTGACGCTGACAGGGCTGTTCCGCAAGTACCAGGAGGTGTGCCAACTGGGGGAATCCTCGGGCTCGACCAGCTAACCGACCAGGTCGGCGGGTCCGCCCTGTACGCCGACCTGCGGCGTTACGGCGTGGACCTGGCCGACCTCTGGCGCGGCGGATTGTCACCGCGCCAGGTCTGGTGGCTCGTCGAGCACCTACCCGAGGACTCCGCCACGGTGGCTGCCCTGCGCGGCGGTGCCGAACAGCGAGCGTGGACCACGCTCGCGCACCTGCTCGCCACCGTGGCCGACGCCGTCCAGCTCAACACCTGGACCACCGTGGCCGCGCACGCCAAACGGCGACCCGCACCACCCAAACCCCTGCCCCGCCCCGGAACACCCACCGCCCGAGCTGCGCGAGTGGTCACCGTCGCCGAGATCGCCGCCCGACAGCACCAGGCGGGTGCGCCACGGGGGTGATCTCGTGGCGGGTCCTGGTGGCCGCGAGATCGGCCGCGTGTCGGTGCGAGTTCTGCCCGACACCACCGCGTTCGGCAAGGCCCTAGCTCGGTACCTGGCCCGTATCGAGCGGTCCAGCCGTGTGCAGATCCGCGCGGTCCTGGACGACTCGGGGCTTGTCGCCGACGCGCGGGCGCTGGCGGCGATGGCCGAGAACGCCGCCAAGGTCACGCTGCCCACCGAGCTGGACGACAAGCGCGCGGAGTTCCAGTTCCGCGAGCTGGCCCGGCACCTGTCGGGCCGATCTGTAAAGCTCGATGTCGACGTCAACGAGCGCGCCGCCGAGCAGATCAAGCAAATCGGCACCTCGTTCACCCGGCTGTCCGGCGCGAGCCTCAACATCGCCGGTCTCGCGTCAACGGCACAAACCCTGGCGGGGGTGGCCGCCGCCGCAGTGCAGGCGTCCGGGGCGCTGCTGCTGCTCCCGGCGGCCGGGCTCGCGGTCGCGGCCGTGATCGGCACGCTTGTACTGGGGTTCCAAGGCTTCGGCGACGCGCTGAAGTCGATGGGCGACCCGGCCCAGTTCGCCGCCGCACTGGCCAACCTCGCCCCAGCGGCGGCCGACACCGCCCGGTCGATCAAGAACCTGCGACCGGCGTTCGGGGCGCTCCGGCTCGATGTGCAGCAGCGGCTGTTCACCGGGATGGGCGCCACGATCACCCAACTCGCCAACGCCTATCTACCGACGCTGCGCACCGGACTCGGCGGAATCGCCTCGGCGCTGAACGAGAGCGCGCGAGCGTTCGCCGGATTCCTGGCCGCACCTCAATCGGTGGCCGACACCGGCACGATCCTCGACAACATCCGCGCCGCGTTGTCCACACTGGCCCCGGCCGGGGCCGCTGTCGCGCAGGTGTTCCGCGACATCGCCACCGTCGGATCGGGCTTCCTGCCGCAGCTAGCCAGCGGGATCACCCGCTCGACACAGCGGTTCGCCGAGTTCATCGCCACCGCCCGCCAGACCGGCAAACTCCAAAGCTGGATCTCCGGCGGGCTGTCCGCGCTGTCGCAGATGTGGCAGATCCTCAAGAACCTCGGCTCGATCGTCAAGTCGGTGTTCGGCGCGCTCGACGCCTCCGGCGGCGGGTTCCTTGCCTTCCTCACCGACGTGACAGGGAAACTCGCCGCGTTCCTCAAGTCGGCAGAGGGCATGGCCGTGCTCGACGCGCTCGCCGATGCCAGCGCCGCCGCAGGCCAGGCGATCTCCGGCGTCTTCGGTACCGCGCTGGCCGAACTCGGTCCCGTCATCGTGCGGCTCGCGCCCGGTTTCGCCGAGTTCGTCTCCCAACTCAGCGGCGGACTCGTCACTGCCTTGCAGATCGCCGGGCCGCTGCTGTCCGCGTTCGCCGGGTTCCTGTCGGAGAACGCCTCGTGGCTCGGCCCGATCGTGATCGGGCTGGGCACGCTGGCCGCCGTCGCGGGTCCGCTGGTGTCCGGGCTGATCATGCTCGGCAACGCGGTGCGCATCGTGACGCTCGTGTTCAACGCGATGAAGCTCGCGTTGCTGTCCAACCCTTTTACCGCTATCGCCCTAGCGGTCGCCGCGCTCGCGGTGTTGATCATCACGAACTGGGACTCGATCAAGACGTGGACGATCAACGCCTTTCAGGCGATCTCGGCCTTTGTGTCGCGTATCTGGCAGTCCATTTCGGACTGGGTGTCCGCGCGTGTCTCCGACGTGCTCGCCGCGATCGGGTGGCTCGGGCAGCTTCCGGGCAAGGTCGGAGCCTGGTTCCGTGGCGTCTACCAGAGCGCGGTAGGCGCGCTCGGCGACCTGGTGTCCTGGGTCGGCGGGCTGCCCGGCCGCATCCTGTCGGCGCTGGGTGACCTCGGCTCGCTGCTGCTGCAAACCGGCGGCAACATCATTTCGGGCCTGCTGCGAGGGATCAGCAACGCCGCAGGCCGGGTCAAGGACTTTCTTGTCGGGCTGGTCAAGGACGCGGTCGGCGGCGTGCTGTCCTACCTCGGTATCAGCAGCCCGTCCCGACTGATGATGAGCATCGGTGGTCACACCGCCGAAGGGTTCGCCAAGGGCATCGCCGACGCGACCCCGTTGGCCGCGCGTGCGGCCGATCGGCTGGCCTCATCGGCGACGTTCGATCCGGTGCGCGCGGACTTCGGTTACGGCACAACGGGTTCCGGGTCGCCGGTCACCGTCAACCAGACGATCAACACCCAGCCCGAACAGTCTCCATGGTCGATCGCAACAGCCGCTAACCGCCAACTCGGCTACGCGATGCGCACCGCCGGACTCCCGTAGGCCCCGAGCACGGTGAAGGAGGTGAACACATGCCGTCCTCGGGGCTTCCCCTGCGCGTGCGCTGGTCGGTCGACGGCCAGGAGTTCAACGGCACGACCGACGAGCGCGGCCGGGACTGGGTGATCGACAAGGAAACCGGCTGGTCGGCGTCGCCGCCCGTCCGCGATCCGCAGGCGCAGGCGCGCACCGGAACCCACGGGTCATGGCCAGCCACGGTGTACCGCGACCCACGCACAATCCGGCTCGACGGCTGGGTCTACGCCCCGACCGCCGAGGCCCGCCGCGACGCCGAACACCGCCTAGCCGCGCTGTGCGCCGACCCCGAACGCCGCTACGAACTTCGCTGCACCGAGGAAACCGGCGACCTCGTCACAGCGGTCACCCAGGAAGACGCCACCATCGTGTCCATCCGCCCCGGCGGGCGGTGGCTCGACTTCTCCCTCCAACTCGTCGCCGCCGACCCCCGCAAGTACGCCGCCGAGCAATCCGCCGACACCGGCCTCCCCGGCAGTTCCGCGACCGGCTTGGACTTCGGCACGGGTTCTGGTCTGGACTTCGCAGCAGGCTCCGGTCTGGACTTCGGCCCGCAGCTCTCCACCGGCCGAGCCACTGTCGCCAACGACGGCACCGCCGACACCGCGCCGGTCCTCACGGTGACCGGCCCGCTCACCCCGCCGGTCGTGATCACCCGGCGCGACAACGGGGCAACCGTCGCCTACCTCGACCCGCTCGCCGCCGCACAGCGGCTCATGATCGACATCGGCCGCCGCGTCGTGCTGCTCGGCACCAGCAGCCGCCGACACCGCGCGGCAGTCACCGACTGGGACGCACTCACCGTCCCGCCCCGCTCCACAGTGGAATACGTCCTGCGCCACGGCGGCTCCCCCAACATCACAGCCAACCTCACCGTCTCCTGGCGTCCGGCCTGGTGGTGACCACGAGAAGGAGACGGACGTGTCGGTCTCGCAAGGCGGCCTGGACCCCTGGGCCGTGCAACTGCGCATCGGGGAACGCGACGCCCGCTTCGCGCTCGGCGCGATCCTCGGACCAGCCCCCGGCCGGATGATGGGCTGGGCCGCCGGGGTTCTGCCCAGCCGCACCGACCACGGGATCATCGTTGATCTGAAGTCGGCGCTCGGTGTGAACGACGGACTCGGCGTCGGCTCGTTCCCCGGCCAGTGCGTCATCGACCGACCTGGCCAAGGACCGTACATCTGCACCCTGGATCACACCGGCCACATGGTCCTCGATGACGCTGACTCGTCCAACCCGCGCGTGGACTTGATCGTCGCGCGGGTCTACGACGAACGGCTCGGCGACCCGCGTACCGAGTTCGTCATCGAACCCATCACCGGGCGTCCCGACCCGGAACCGGTGGCACCGCCGCTGCCGCTCGCCGCGATCCCGCTTACTCAGATCAACCTTCCTGCTGGCACCACCCAACTGACCGCCGCGATGGTGACCGACCTTCGCCGGGCCGCAGGTGTTCGCGGTGGTATCGGGGTGCTGCTCCCCGGCGACAACCCGTCCGAGCCTGGCGCGTACACGGGCCATACCCGCTACTGGTCTGGCGGCGTCGAGTCCTTCGACGGCCAGCGCTGGCGCTCGGCCCAGCCGATCTGGGCACGTGAAGCGGACAATCTCGTTGTGCGGGACGGGATCTCGACCGTCGCCGACATCCTGTCCCTGTCGGTTCCTGACCCTGGCTGGCCCTACCGCCTCACGGTCCAGGGCTCCGCCGAGATCGGCGCGAACAACTGCCGCGCCGACCTGCATCTGCGACTCGACCAGCCGGACGGCCCCGTCTTCGGTATCGCGTTCGGCCCGACCAACGGCTTCGCTTGGTGCAGCACGCAAACCCGCACAACCGGAGTGCTGACCGGGGAGCACGCCGTGTTCCTCTCGGGCGGACGCGTCTACGGCGACGGCACCTGGGGCAACACCCCGTACAACGCGTCCCTGTCGGTGATCCGCCTGCCCGCCTGACCAGACGGGGGTGCCGATGGCGCACCGCCTGCTGATCGGCCACCTCCGAACCGGGGAGATCGTCGCCGACATCGACGCGCCAGCGGACTATTCCGATGAGTTGTCCGCTCCGGGCTCGGCCCGCGCGACTCTGGCGCTCGACGCGATCCCCCGCGAGATCGACCTGCGCGCGGTGACCGCGCCGTGGCGGCACTACCTCGCCATCGCCACCGACGAGACCGTGCTGTGGGCGGGACCGATCTTGCCCCGTGCCCGGCGACCAGCCGCAAACCAGATCGAGATCAGCGCGGCCGGTCTATGGGCGGTGTTCGATCGGCGCGTCCTCGCTCGACGCGGGGACTGGGATTACACCGACGAGCGCGCCGACCTGATTCTGACCTACCGGTCGTTGCCTGGTGTCGCGCTCGACATCGTCCGTGTGGCGCTCGACCGCCCGCACGGTGATTTGCCGCTCGTGCTGCCGCGCTTGAACACCTCCGGCGATGAGGAACGCCGCTACTACGGACACGAGTTGGCCACCGCAGGCGAACGACTCAAGCAACTCACCACCGCCGACAACGGCCCCGACCTTCACTTTCAACCCAGGTTCCGCGCCGATCGCTCCGGCATCGAATGGGTTCTCCGTGTCGGGCAACCGCTGCTGGCTCAACGGGGCGCGGACTGGTACTTCGACGATGGCGGGCAACTCGTCGCCTATGGCTGGGATGAGGACGGCTCGGTCATGGCTGACACCGTGCTTGTCCCCGGCGACGGCATCGAGCGCGGCCGACTCATCGGCCGCGCCACCAACGACGCGCTGCCCCGCGCCGGGTGGCCCGCGCTCGACACCGTCGAGTCCAGCCACACCAGCGAGAAACAAGGTCGTGTGCTCGACGCGCACGCCCGCGCCTACCTCGACATCTTCCGCACCGGCATCACCCGCGACACCGCGATCGTCCGCACCGACACCGCCCCGCGCCTGGGCGCCTACCAGGTCGGCGACCGGGCCGTGCTCACCCCGCGCGCCGACCGCGCCACCCCAGCAGGCCAACGCCGACGCCGAATCACCGCGATCACCTACCGCGCCAGTTCGCCCAACACCGCCGAACTCGCGCTTGCCCCCGTACCCGCCACCGCGTGAAAGGACCTCGCCTTGCCGGTCACCCCCGGACCCGACGATCTCGCCAACCGCCTCCGTGCCCTGGAATCCCGCGTCGATGAACTGTCGCGCACCACCCTGTCCAACGCCGTCATCTCCTCCGGCGGCATCCAGATCAAGGAACTCGGCGGAATCCAACTCGTCGACAACGACGGCGAGACCGTGTTCCTCGTCGGCGGCATCGGCGGGGCCTGGTCCCGGCCGGACGGCACACCCCAACCCGTGACGTCCATTTGCGACGACCGGGGCCGATGGCGCATCGCGGTGTTCGACCCCAACCCCGCCCAGAACGGCTACCGCCAGTTCGTCGCCATCTTCGATTACCGGGGCCACATCATCATCGGCGACGACGTCAACTCCGGCGAAGGACTCGCCCGCCCCTACATCCCCCACACCGTCTCGAAAGCCCGCCACATCGACTGGCCCGGAACCGACCGCGCCGACTGGGAAGTCCTGGAAACACTGCGGTTCAACCGCCAGCACCCCTACCTCGACGCGCACATCCGCAACACCACCGACAACCCCGACACCAAGGGCGAACTTCGGCTCCGCGACCCCGACGGCGACGTCATATTGGCCAGCGAGCGAGTCGAGTTCGTCGTGTCGCTCATGCCCAAACGTGTGCCCGTGCCCGGCACCTGGGGCCAAACCCGCGAAATCCACCTCGAAGCCCGCCGCACCACCGGCACCGGGAAGGTCTTCGCCACCTTCGGCTACGCCTCCGGCACCCAGTCCTAACCCCAATCCACACCCACCAGCCCCGGCACCCATCGGTGACGGGGCCCTCCGGCCTGCCCAGAATCAGGAGAACCACCCAGACCATGACCGACTACGGCATCGACCTCTCGCACTGGAACCGAGTCGACAACTTCAACACCGTCCGCGCCAACGGCATTACCTACGCCTCGATCAAGACCACCGAGGGCACGGGCTACATCGACCCGGCCGCGACCAGTCACACCAACGGCGCACGCGCCGCCGGAATCCGGGTCGGCGGCTACCACTTCGCCCGCGACGTCAACGTGGACTACCAGGTCGCCCACTTCGTCAACGAACTCCGAGCACGCGGGCTGCTGGAGCCCGGATCGCTCGCGCCCATGCTCGACATGGAAAGCGCCGAACTGCGCGACAACGCCAACCAGTTCGTCGCCGCGTTCATCTCCCGACTGCGCGCGGTCACCGGCCAGCGGCGCGTCCTGGTCTACGCCAACCTCGATTGGTGGACCCGCGTCCTGCGACCCGACGAGTGGGCCGACGACGACGTGTTCCTGTGGATCGCCCGCTACAACGGCGACCCCGGCAAGCCTGGCTGGAACCACCGACGCCTCGCGCTGCACCAGCACACCAGCGACGGCACCATCCCCGGCATCCCAGGCAAGGTCGATCGCGACGCCACCATGCCCGGATTCACCCTCGACCACCTGACCCTCGGTGCCCCCGCCCCCGCGCCGCCCGCACCTCAGCCGCCCGCACCCGGACCTGCCCCGACGACGTACACGGTCCAGCCCGGCGACACGCTCTCGGCCATCGCGCAACGCCACGGCACCACCTGGCAGGAACTCGCGAGGATCAACAACCTGGCGAACCCCGACCGGATCTTCCCCGGCCAGGTGCTCGCCCTCACCGGCGCTGCGCCGCCGCAGGCCGGCCGCTTCCACACCGTCCAGCGCGGCGACACGCTCTCGGCCATTGCGCAGCGCAACGGCACCACCTGGCGCGAACTCGCCCGGATCAACGGCATCGCCAACCCCGACCGCATCTTCCCCGGCCAGGTCATCCGCCTGCCCTGATCACGCCGCACCAACTCCCTTTCACCGACCCGCGCGCCCGAAACCGTCATGGTTTCTGGCGCG